CGCCACCGATCCGAAGAGACCCGAGAGGATCCCAGGATTCGCCATCGAGGATATCCGAGAAGTAGAGGGTATCAGGCTGGATGGATGTATCCGCGGAAACTGCGAACAACCGATTGGTATGGGTGGTAAGATAGATCGGCTTGGCAGGAGGCGTGAGCGATACAAAGGCTACGGCGTGAGACGAGGCGGCAGGAGAAATAGTAATCGCTGGAGCGGTCGTATAGCCGCTTCCAGGATTGGTGATCGTTATGAATACGAGATTACCATCGTTAGAAACAACAGCGGTTGCCGTAGCCGTGGTGCCGCTGGGAGGGGCTGCAACGGTTATTGTTGGAATGGATGAATGATTCGATCCCTGATTGATGACATCGATGCGGCTGATCTTGCCGGCTGTAGTCGAGCTATTGAGATTTGCGCTTGAGACGTATTTCAGCGTTCCGAGACCGTCCGAATAAAACAATTTGTCATTTAATTGAGCAAAATAGACGTAGGAAGCGGAAGCGTTGAGCGTTGAACCCGAAATCAGGTTGTAGGAAACGCCGGGTGATCCGAAGTAGAGGCTCTTGGTGGAGGTGCTAAGGTCATTAACAGCGATGACGAGGCGTTCAGATGCGGCTGTGTCGAAGTAGAAACCGGACAATACCGTCGCGTTGATTGGAAGATTGCTACCAAAGTTGGAAGTCGTTGATTCCCAGTTTGTGATGACGTCTTCCCAGTTGGCGGTGATGCTGTTGCCTGCCAGTGAAACGGCTCCTAGACGAGTGACGAGATTGCCGAAGTCGTCATAGTCCATGTTGATGGCTGATTCCATGCTGGTTGCAGGAATGCCATCGGGACGAGTGGCTGAAATTACGCCGGTAGAAAACCCAGTGCTTCCATCCAGAAGCATCTGGTCATCGAGAGCATCTGAGGATTGGAATGGCATGGCGGATTACAGGATGTCTTGGAACGTGTAATCGTACAAGCTATCTGGGATGATGCGACTGATTTGCTGTTGTTGGCCGCGTTCCATGTCTTTCATGATGGATACCTGAGCGGCTCCTTCTTGGAACTTGGCTTGGGCTTTACCGTACTGCCGAGAGTATTCGAGGAGATCGCCTTCGGTGTAGGCCATTAGAGCGTTCTCTACGCCTCGCAGCTCGAAGTTGGTATCGTTTGAGATGGTTGTTGCCTCACCGAACTGCCGCATCTGCGACTGTTTCTTGGCGAGGATGAACAAGGTGCCATCGGCATTGGGCGTGGGAACGAGTTTGATACGCGGAACACCGGCCTCGCCATAAGCTCCACCGATCAATCGGGTCCAGTTAACAAAGTTGCCGGGGGTGGATTTACGGCTATCGACGTTGTTCCAGGTGTTGGGATCGAGCTGGAAGAACGAGACCCATTCCGCGGCGGGCACTTCGATGCCATCGGTATCTCCGGTGACCGTGAAGCGGATGGCTACGGGGAAGTCGATGAAGGTGTTGTAACCGGTACCTGAAGCGTAGGCGGAAGTGACGTAATCAGAGAGCGTGACGATCTCAGTGCCGGCGGTGACTGGATGAGAGATAATGCCGAGGGTATCGTTCCACAGGCAGGAATCCCAGATCATCGAGTAGCGGCGGATACAGAACTTCTTGGCCAACGCGATGGTGGCAGAGTCTGTGAACGACAGCTTGTCGCAAGCCGCCTGAGCCGCTTCGGAGGGTTTCATTATAAATACTCCTGAAGTGTCATCGATGAAGACGTTGAAACTGTCAAATCGTTTACCGCATAATTAAGATACAGATTCTGCTGACTTGTTGGGCCGTAATTAAACAACTTGTATGTTGTAGCAGAAGTTGTATTTGGAGAATCTAAAAACTGAATCGTTTTATTACTAATTGTCTGAAGATCATCATCTTCGTACGATCCACTAGATATGCCCTTTGTGTTAGCTCCAGTGGATGTTCCTAATTCGGTTGATCCCCTTGTTAACCTGAAAAGAATGAATTGAGATCCGTTTACAATTGCTGAATAGTTTATTACAATAGTTACAAGTATTCTTGAAGAAGCACTTGTTGGAGTTATTGTTGTGCTAAGTACCGTTATTTCCTGACCTGGAGCGGTCGCTGATCCTCCGTATACTTGCCTTGTGGTATCAATAGTTTGAACACATTTAGCTATTTGTCCAAACGAACTTGCGGTAACAACCTTAACCTTACTGGAATCGCTCGCATCGGTTATCAACACCTTATCGGCGGTAAGATCAACCGTAACGGTTGAGATGTTGGGAGCCGTGATGTTGTCCGAGTTGAGAATCAACGTGTCGGTGTTGGCATTACCCAACGTGGTGTTTCCGTTGGCTGCAAGATCACCGGCTAACGTGGTGGCTCCGGTCACTCCAAGAGTGCTTCCGACTGTGACCGCTCCCGTAACAACAGCACTGGTCAACGTAGAGACTCCAGTGACTCCGAGGGTAGTTCCAACGGTAGCGGCTCCGGTGACTCCAACGCTGGCTAGTGTGCTTGCTCCCGCGACTCCGAGGGTACCGGTAACAGCGGTGGCACCGGTCAGGGTTGAGGTTCCAGTGACCGCGAGGTTTCCTGGTACCGTAAGATTGCCGGTGAGCGTGGTTGCTCCGGTGACATTGAGCGCACCGCCTATGGTCGCTGCACCGCTCGTAATGAGGCTTGAGAGGTTGGTAGCCCCGGTGACAGCCAAAGTACCCGCAACAGCCGTGTTGCCGCTTGCAGAGGCCACTGTGAGCTTGTCAGCGGATACTCCTACGCTGAAGTTGCCTTTGCTATTGACTGCGGCATTGGAGATCTCAAGTGCAGAGTCATTGCCGCTGCCGTCGCTGATGGCTTTGAGCGATGCGCCTACGGTGGAGTTGTCGGAGTTCTTGAGTAGGCCAGTGTAGGTCGATGCAACGCTACTGCCTGTGAGTGGTGTTCCCATATCAGTTCTTCGGTAAAACGTACCAACCTGCCGGCAAGACCACCTTGGATGGTCCCACCAGCTTCTTATCAGAATCGAATCCGTAGACGCTGGCCGTTGTAGGCTCGGCCAGCATCACCGGATCACCGTTTGGCACCAGGACCACCTTCGTCTGCTGGCAACCCAGGCAGATCGGCAACACGAGCAGCCAGATCATTCTTGAGATCATCAGGTGCTTTGCCGTGTTGAACATCGGTAGGTGGTGTTGCTCTTAGAAAGTCGAGAACAGCTCGCAGGATCTGGTAGATCCAGTTCACGCCTTGGGGTCGATGGTAGCGGTCTTGTCGGCATCCTTGGCCATGATCAGGCCGAGGCCAGCAGTGACCGCGGCAATGGTTGAGGCGATGTCGATGTTGGTCGCAGGGTCACCGTCGAAGGCAGCCCGTAGGGCACCACCAACAGCAACGAGAATGGCACCAACACCGGCGAGAGTTGTTTTCGTGTTTTTCATTTGGATTTGAACAGCCTATAGGCTCCGTAACAGGCGCAGGCTAAGCCAATGAGCGCGGTGATAAGCTGAACCCAGTCGGTAAGCCACGGAATAAACGAAACAGCGGTGGCACCTGCCGCTGCTGCTAGGCTGAGTCCAGGGCTGGTGCTGCTGTTCGTTGGTTCCATTACTCGTTAGGCTGTGCGGCTTCAACCACCGGATTCGCCGCTTTGTAAGCCTCTACAACCGCCGGAGTCCACAGCGCGCTGGCAATATTCACAACCTCAACCGGCTGACCAGTAAGGTCGTCACCGGGAACAAGCGTGTACTGCGAGGTAATCTCAGAGCCGACAACCGCGCCATCGCTGTCGTAATCGATTCCGGTCGTCACGAACAACGAGTTGTTTTGATTTACCTGCACTGCGACGATATCAACTGGTACGATCATTGGATGGTGAGGCTAGTGGTTTGAGCGGCGGCGTAGGCTGCGACAGCGGCAGGAGTCCAGACAGCGTTGGCTATCGCGACAACCTGCTCAGGCTGACCCGTAAGGTCTGAGCCGGGAGCGAGGCAATAGCGGCGGAAGGTGGAAGCCTTTACGACTTCGCCATCGACGATCTGATCGGATAGCCGAACCTGCAACGTCGTGTTAGGGAGAACCTCGCAAAGCGAGAAAATAGTGCGTTCGGTTAGCATAGGATTAGACAGAGTAGGTGATGCTTAAAATCATTGTTCCAGCAACATCCATTGGAACATTGCTAAATGCGCCGCCGCCAACAGGTGATTGAACAATGTTAATGTATGTAGCGTTAATTTGATTAATCGCTGAAATTGTGTTGCTTGCGGATAATGCAATATTACTAACAAGTCCAATTGTTGCTGCTGAATAGAAAGATGCGTTTGCGGTAAACGGAAGACCACCAATTCTAAGATCCCCTGTTCCAGTGTGCGCGGTCCACACAATGTAAATTTCAGCGGTTACAAGTCGCCCAACTTTTGTGTATCTTCCATCTGTAGTCGAGTAAACCCCAACACCAGTGGTCGTGCTTCCTTGAACATTCGGAATAAACGTTCCCTCCTCGTAATCGGCCAGCAGTTCGGAGGTCATCGTTCCGCTGCCGTCTGAAGTGATGGAGAAGTCGATGCCGGTGCCGGCAGTCTTCATCACGATGTTGCCGGTGCTGTTAATACGCAACCGCTCAATATTAGTATTACCACCAGCATCGCGAGTACCGAAAACAAGCGCACCGGCAAGGTTTGAGGCGGTTCCGTTTTCTTTGACGCCTGAGATTATTCCGTATGTGGTTACACTAGAGGTTCCGTCATAACGACCCGAAAAAGCAATACCACCACCAACACCCGCAGCCATTACATTCGAGTCTGCAAAATTAGCGTTGATTGGTAGATTTGTGAACGTCGTGTCGGAAGGTTTGAGGAGATTTAAACCAAGAGTAGGTGCAACACCAATTCCCAACCCCGTAGAGTCTACGCGATAACGCTCGGTGCCTCCCGTAGTGACAGCAAACGTATCTGCCGCAGGATAATAGATGCCAGTGTTAGTGTCTCCGGTCGTTGTAAGAGCGGGAAGCAGCGCGGTGCCAGCAGCAAACGTCGATACACCCGTCACACCCAGCGTCGTTCCCACCGTAGCCGCGCCGGTGATGGTGGCGGATGCGAGGGTGGCGGTGCCGGATGCTCCGAGGATGTTGTTTACGCTGATCTTCTTTGTCGTGCCACTTGCCGCCATCGTGGTATCGCTGACATCAACGATAGGGATAACGTCATTAGCCGGATCAGCGGCGGTCAACGCCGTCAGTGCTGTAATCTTTGTGTCTGCCATAGGTCAGTAAACGGTTAGAATGAATTTGTCGGATGCTTCGGTTAAAATGAGATCGGTGCCCTGCTCAGTTGCCATTCGATCGT